CGATGGGCAACACGCCGACCTTTAAACTGAAATACCTGACGCAGTTCAAGGGCAAAAAAGCCCTGTTGGAACTGGAAAGCGTAACCAGCGGCAAGCTTGGCCTATTCTCAACCAAAAACGACGACTTTTCCGTCCCTGAAATCGACTTCACAGCGCAAACCGATGAGGCGGGCTTTAAAGTCGGTACGTTGTGGATTCAAGAGTAATCCGCGCAGACCGTCCGAAAGGGCGGTCTTTTATTTGACCTGAATCAAGGAAACAAAAATGACAGTACGAATTAAAGGCGTAACCGTTGAATTAAACGGCACAAATTACGTTATCCCACCTATCGCACTTGGCGCGCTGGAGCAGTTGCAAGAGCGCATCGGCGCATTTGACGGCAACGTCCAAGACGCAAAACAAATCTCTACCGTTATTGATTGCGCCCATGCCGCCCTGAAGCGTAATTATCCCGATATGACGCGCGAACAGGTTGCCGATTTGATTGATATTGCCAACATGGGTGACGTATTTGCCGCCGTGATGGACGTATCAGGCTTGAAACGCAAAGAACAGGAAGCCGCACAAGCGGGGGAAGCTCAGGCGGCGGACTAAGTTTCGGCGCGATGATTGCCCACGTCTGCGCCTCTACGGGGTGGACGTGGGACTACGTCGCCGACAACTTGGATTTGCCGCGCATCCAGTATTTGAACGAGTATTGGCGCGAACATCCGCCCGTGCATATCTTGGTAGCGTTGTACATGGGCATCAAGCCGTCGTCAGGCGTCGTACAGAGCGAAATAGACGAAGCCGAAGCCATAGGTATGCTTGGCGGTAACGAGCTGTCTGAAGACGAATTTAACGCCTTGCTGAAAGCGAAAGGAATCATCTAAATGGGCAATGCGATTTTTCCCACGTTCCCCGGCTTGAAGTGGGGGCGGAAGAAAACGGCGGTGTGGAGTACCGGGACGCAGAAATCGGCGAGCGGTCGTGAATTGCGAACCGCTTACTACACTTACCCGCAATGGCGGTTTTCGCTGTCTTTCGAGGTGCTGCGGACAAAGGCGTCCGTAAATGAATTGGAAAAATTGGCAGGCTTCTTCAACGCCCGCAAAGGCAGCTTTGAAAGTTTCCTTTACGAAGACCCTGCCGACAATGCCGTAACCGACCAACCAATCGGAAACACGGTGCAAGGCGTTACGCGCTATCAGCTTGTTCGTTCTATGGGCGGTTTCATCGAGCCTGTCTTGGCTGTCAAGGAACGACCCGCCGTCAAAGTGGGCGGCGTGGCTTTGACGTATGGGCGCGATTACACCGTTACCGACAAGGGCGTTTTGGTTTTCAACACACCGCAAACACCGGGTCGTCCGATTACATGGACGGGCGGTTTTTATTTCCGCGTGAGATTTACGTCTGATACGGTGGATTTTGAAAACGTTTTGGGCAGCCTGTGGGCAGCCAAAAAGATTGAGTTTACGAGTGTGAAGTTATGAAGACGGCGACAAAAGAACTGATTGACTTGCTACACGGTAGCGACGAGTTTCAGATGGCGGATTTGTACACCATCACGCTTTCGGGCGGGCAGGTGTTACGCCATACCAGCGCGGATATGCCCGTCGTTTGGGATGGGCAGACCTACGAAGCGCATAAGCTGATCATCAAGCGCGGGGCAACCCGTATCGCTGTCGGCTTGGACGTGGATTCCAACACCCTGCAAATCGCCTCCGACCCTGATTACAGGCTTGAGGGCTTGCAATGGGCTGAAGCTGCTTTGGGTGGCGTATTGGACGGCGCGCGGGTCAAGATAGACCGTGTGTTTTTCAAACCCACCGCTTCAACCATCGGCAACATGGTCGAAGATGCCGGCGCGGTTTTGGAGGTTTCGGGCGCGAATCGAACCGAGACAAAAACACTGCAAGTTCGTGGCGATTTGCCGAATGAATTTGTTTTGTCGTGTGATATTGCGCTTGAAAACGCAACGTCAATCTACGGTAAACCCTACCCGCGTATCGGGGCTGAGTTGTCTGTAACCTATACGGATAATTCCGTCGGCTATTTCGGCTGCTGGTATGAAGATGCGGTCAACGGTACCAAGAAAACATTGAGCGAGCGCATTTCTGCAAAACACGAAATCCCCGCAGGTAAAACGGTCAAGGGAATCCGCAGCCTGATTATACAGGCGCGATACCAAACGTCCGATTCCATTAGGATTTCGGGCGTTGATTTGCGGTCTGCAACCGATGTGGTCGGCTCTCTTGCCGAACTTCGCCCCGTTGGTGCTGTGAATATCTTTTCGGGGCGTGTGTCGGACGTATCGGGTAGCAGGTCGTCTGTAAAAGTCGATGTGAAATCCGACATCGAGCTTTTGAACGTATCAAGCCCGCGCAACATCTATCAGGCGGGCTGCATGAGAACGCTGTATGACGACGGTTGCAAGGTCAACCGTGAGAAATTCACGGTAAACGGGCGCGTAACGGCGAACAGTCAGACAGGAAGCGAACTGCAACACAATCTGACGCATGAAAGCGGCTGGTTTTCGCAGGGTGTGATTAAGTTCACGAGCGGTCGAAACGCCGGCTTGAGCAGGACGGTCAAGGTGCATAGCGGCAATACGTTTGAGTTTGCCTTGCGCCTGCCCTACCCGCCGCAAGCTGGCGATGTGTTTAAGGTTTATCCCGGCTGCAACAAGCGTCAGGACACCTGCAAAAACAAATTTAACAACATCGTGCATTTCCGCGGATTTCCATATATTCCGTCTGCTGACACGGTGGTTTAAGAGGTCGTCTGAAATGGATTTGAGAGAACAAATCGTCGAAGAAGCGCGGTCATGGCTTGGTACGCCCTATCATCACTTCGCAATGGTCAAGGGTGCGGGCGTGGATTGCGCCATGCTGCTTGTCGGAGTTTACGGCGCGGTCGGCATCGTCCCCGATGACTTCACGCCGCCCAAATATTCCCGCGATTGGCACTTGCACCGCGACACGGAGCGGTATTTAGAGGTCATTGCCAAGTTTTGCAAAGAGACGGACGACCCGAAGCCCGGCGACATCGCCATGTGGAAGTTCGGGCGCACGTTCAGCCATTCCGCCATTTTGGTCGGCGACGGAAAGATTATCCACAGTTACATCGGGCGCGGCGTGGTTTTGGACGACATCAATCAGCCCGAACTTGACGGGCGCGAAGTGAAATTTTTTACACTGGAGGCATTTAATGAACATTGAAGTATCAGCCTACGGGCTTGGCGGCGGCAGCGGTGGCAGCGGCGGCGGCAGTTATGACGACACAGCCATCAAACAGGAATTGGCACGAATCAAACAGTTGTTGGCAGCCTTACCAAGCGGCGCGCCGTACAATGACGCTGAAATTAAAAAGGAACTGGAAGCGGTCAAAAAGCAACTTGCCAATCAACCTAAAGGCGGAGCGGCGTATGACGACACCGATTTGCGCAAACAGATTGCGGCGGTTGCCGACCAAGTCAGCAAAATAGCCGATACCCGCAAAGAGTATCAGGCGGCATACGTCCCCCGTTCGCAATTTATCTCCACGCCGTCCAATAACGAATTTATGACGGTCAAGTTTCAGCGTCCGTTTAGCAGGCGGCCGTTTGTCAAAGTTACGTTGGATTTAATGACAACAACCGTGCGCCTGACTTACATCGGCAATGCGACGGAAACGGGTTTTGATATTGCAACCAACTACGCAGGCTCTCTTGAGGGTGTGTGGTACGAGGCGCATTTAATTGATTGATATTTAGAGGTTTTATATGGGCGGTAAATCATCAACCATTACATCGGCTGAAGAGCGGATTTTATCGTTACAGGTACAGCGGTCATCGCAGGGGCTTACCCTGCCCGTCATCTACGGTCGGACGCGCGTAGCCGGTAATCTGATTTGGTACGGCGACTTTACCACCATCGAGCATAAAACCACGACGCAGCAAGGCGGCAAAGGCGGCGGCGGTGTAACGCAGGAAGACATCAAGTACACCTACGAAGCCGCCGTCATGCTTGCTTTGTGCGAAGGCGAGATTAGCGGCGTCGGTCGTATTTGGCGCGACAAAGAGAAATTCGACTCGCTGGCACAGTTGCGTCTGACGCTCATGCGTGGCGGCGACGAGCAGCCGTTATGGACGCATTTGGCGCAGGCGAAGCACCAAAACCAAGCCTTGAACTATTCCGGCACTGCCTACCTGTGCAGCCCAAATTACGAACTGACGAAATCCGCGCAGATTTACCAGCATAATTTCGAAGTTATCGGCAAGCTGGGTTATTCGGGCAACATTCCTGACGCAAACCCGCGCGATATTATCCGAGACCTGTTGACAAACCAACGCTACGGCTGCGGATTCCCTGTTGACAGCATTGGCGATACCGACCGATACAGCAATTATTGCCGTGCGGTCGGTATTTTTCTAAGCCCTGCCTACACGGAACAGGGCGAGGCGCAACGGAATATCTCCGAACTGCTGGAGCAGACCAACAGCGCGGCGGTGTTTTCGCAAGGTCGTCTGAAAATCGTCCCCTACGGCGACGGCAATTATTCAGGCAACGGCGCGGCATATGTTGCCGATAACAAGGCACTATACGACCTGACCGATGACGACTTTATCGTCTCTGGCGCGGAAGACCCTGTAAGCGTCGAGCGCAAAACCAATGCCGATGCGTTTAACCAAGTCCAAGTTGAGTATCTCGACCGCGATAATGACTATAACGTCGCCATCGCCGAAGTGAAAGACCAGGCGAACATCGAGCAGTACGGATTGCGCCCGAAAGAAGCCGTGAAGATGCACGGCATCTGTAACGGCAAGGTAGCCCAAAAGGTAGCGCAACAACTGCTGCAACGCGCCCTGTATGTCCGCAATGAATATGAGTTTAAGCTGGGTTGGAAATACTGCCTGCTTGAGCCGATGGACATCGTAACCCTGACTGACGCAGGGCTTGGCTTGAACAAAACGCCCGTCCGAATCACGGAAATCGAAGAAGACGAAGAAGGCGTTTTATCCGTCAAGGCAGAAGACTACCCTGTCGGTGTGTACACAACGTCGGAATACCCGACGCAGCCGTCTTTGGGCTATTCGGCAGACTACAATGTCTCGCCGGGTAACGCCCATGCGCCTGTTATCTTCGAAGCACCGTTGCAACTGACAGGCGGCGAACCACAAATTTGGATGGCAACCGCAGGCGGCGATATGTGGGGCGGCGCGGAAGTGTGGGTATCGACAGACGGCGACAGCTATACGCGCGTCGGTGCGGTCAACCACAAGGCGCGTTTCGGTTCGCTAACGGCTGCTTTGCCAAACGGGGCGGTTTTCGACCGTACCAACACCCTGAACGTGGAAATTTCAGCGGGTCAAATCACAGGCGGCACGGAGCAGGACAGCCGCGATTTGCTGACGTTGTGCTACGTTGACGGCGAGTTTTTGGCATACGCCAACGCCGAACTGAAAGGCGTCGGTCGTTACACGTTAGGCAACCTGACACGCGGCGCGTATGGCTCCGCTATCGACTCTCATGCGGCAGGCAGCCAGTTTGCGCGCATTGATGAGACCTTGTTCAAGTACCCCGTCCCGCGTAACTGGATTGGTCGTACCGTTTGGGTCAAACTGGTTTCGTACAACGTTTTTAGCGGCGGCATACAAGACTTGGCGTCCGTCCCCGCGTACTCTTATACCATCAAGGGCGCACCGCTGGGGCAGATTCAAAACCTGCGCCTGTCGTCTTCGTGGTCATACGGCAAAGAAGCCGTCATCGCTTGGGACAAGTTGGACGGCGCGGATACCTACGACGTGGAAATCTACGCCGGAAACAGCCAACGCCGTTTGCGGACGGTCAGCGGTATTGTTGACAACAGCTACACCTACACACAGGCGGACATGAAAGCCGACGGCGGGCAGGTGCGTGATGTTGTGTTTAAAGTTCGCGGTCGAGCAGTTACCGGCAAGACAGGCAACTGGGCGCAAATCGCGGCGCAAAATCCGCAACTGGCGGCGTTACAAGGCATTGCTGTCGATAGCGGTTTGAAACAGGCGTTTTTTACCTGTCAAAAACCTGCTGAAGAGGATTTCGCCGGTATTATCGTTTGGGTGTCTGAAAACGCAGCCGTACCGACCATCGACGCAAACAAAGTCTATGACGGCGCGGAAACGTTTGTAACCATTGCCAAATGCAACGGCAAACCGCTGGAGAAAGGCAAGACCTACCATTTGCGCGCGGCGGGCTATGACAGCTTCGGCAAAGACGCTCTAAAAGTCAGCAACAGCGTGGCTTTTACCGTTTACGATGTATCCACGACAGACCTGTCAGAAAGCAATCTGAACAAGTCATTGCGCGATAAAATCAACCTGATAGACAGCAACGGGACAGGTAGTGTCAACGAACGTATCAAAAACGCGAACGAGGATAGAAAGCGTGAAATTCAGACCCTTTCTTCGCGTCTTGATACCGCGCAACAGTCGGCAAATGAGACCAAAGCAACGGTTCAGGTGGTTCAGACGACCTTAACCAAAGCGACAGGCGACATCAAATCGCTTGGCGAACGTATCACGACAGCCCAATCAACCGCTGACGGTAATAAGGCGACGGTACAAGCCCACGCGAAAAGCATCAACGGCTTGGAAGCGCAGTACACGGTCAAGGTTGACGTTAACGGTAAGGTGGCGGGCTACGGCTTGGCAACCACGCCGAAAAACGGCACGCCTGAAAGTAAGTTTATTGTGAATGCCGACCGTTTCGGTATCGGCGCACCGGGCAAAGCCGACGTTTTCCCGTTTACGGTTGATACGCGTCAAAACCGCGTCGGCGTGAACGGCGAGCTGGTGGTAAACGGCAAGGCGATTGTCGATAAGCTGAACGCCGGGGATATTCACGGCGACAAAATCACGGCAAACACGTTGAACGCAAACCGCCTGAAAGCTGGAAGCATCACGGCGCGGGAAATCGGCGTTGATAAGTTGTCGGCAATATCCGCCAATATGGGTGATATTCGTGGTGGGCGGATGGATTTGGGCAATGGTCGTTTTGTCGTGGAAAATAACGGCGATGTCTCCTTGTCATCATCTAGCGGGCAGGTTGGGATGAAGCTGAAAAACGAACGGCTTACCGTATATGATACAAGGGGTTATTTACGGGTGATTGTGGGATATAAAGGAAATTCCTGATGGATTATGGCTTGTTTTGCTTTGACAAAGATGGCAACCCCATTGATGTAAACTTGGACGCCAGCTTGATTGTGGAGGGGGTTTTGTTTTTGGGAAACGCCCCATCGGGGTTAATTGCTTTGGATATGTTGTTTCCACGCCGCAATTTTTTCAAAGGGATTTTCCTGATGCCCCAATCTCACGCGATCGGGAACTGGGAAACCGAATATTTGAGTATATCAAAGTTGCAAAACGGCACATTGCAATGGGTACATTCTTTTTATCATAAACGCCTTTTCGGCGATAGGTTTATTACCCATTGCGGTGCTTTTGCGGGTAGGAGTTTGTTATATGGTTACTTCAACTGATGACAAAGATTGGGGATTTGCAATTTATAACGAAGCCGGGGTCGATTTAGTCAATTTTGGCTTATTCACGCCGAAATATATAGGCAAACTCCATCTGTCCCTACCGGAAGGTGGTAATCCGATAAACAATCTCAGCGTGGTTTCAAATAGTGGGCGCGAAGTGTCTATAACTGACGGTAGTCTTAATGTGCCTTTTGAAACGCTGATTGCAAAAGGAAATTACCCCGAGCGAAGCAGTGGCGCATTATCTTCAGGCTATCTGTTTGCCGCCCCAAATAACGGCATACGCATGATTCTGCCTTTATATGGGTCATCGGGGATTGGTTTACGGACAAGGGGTTTAATTCCTGCTGTTATACATGGCTGGGGCAGCGGTTACGACCAAGAAAAATTCGAGATGGCGACCTTGATGTGCAACTCCTTGAAATCAGGGTCAGATATTATGCACGCATCGCTTGAGATGAAGCATATAGACGGCCAACTATCTGCTGATGATAAGTCAAATTATGCAACAGGGTTGCCATACGCAGGCAATAGGGCTGAAAACTACAATCCTACCGGGCTGCCCATTACCGCATCGTTTCGAAGCACGAGCATCGGGACAAGCGAAGTGGCAGGGTTTTCGGCGGTAAGTCTCGGATGTGGCTATATGGTTGTCGATATGGCAGGCGGTACGGACTTGGAAATTTACTTTTACGAAACGGCAGGCTTGCCATACGAGTATCTTAATAAATGCTCCACTGCTATTGACTACAACCCTTACGGACTTGCAAGTTATGACTATTCCCCTCAGCAAATCAATTATGTGATGCCTAAAAAAGGGAGTATTGCCGAAGTAAATGACGGCTTTAATAGGTCGGTTACGTTTTCGGATTTGGTTGCGGGGAAGATGGATCGGTCAAGATGGTTTTTTACCCACGAATCGCCAAACAGAAGATTCTACCCTGAAACAGTCCCCGCAATAATTGATGCCCTGCGAAATGGGGAAAATAAGGAAAAACGCAAAAAGCTAACCCGCTTTTTAGAGGGAGATGAAAATGCTCCTTTGAAATACGAGCAGTATGACAGTTCGTCTTTGCCGCTTAAACTCATGGGGGCAGTAACTCAAAACGGTGGGACGGTAAAGCGGAGGGTGTCGGGTGTTGGATTGTTTTACGAGGTGTCGGGAATAGACCTTTCCAAAGCCGCCCAGCCTGTCGGGATGCTTGGATGGGACAATGCTGCACTTTACAAGGCGGGGCTGCCTGATGGTTTTGGGGCTGGCGTTCACAGCCTTTTCCAAAGTAAATCGGCTGGCTCTCCTTATTTTCCGATGCTGCCAAATCCACGAGACACGTTTAAATGGGAATTGGATAAAATTAATCCATATCAACCGATTTTAAACTATCGGTACTCAAATGTGATTGCAGATAAAAGCATCAATGACAGTCAATTTGACTTGACCGGATGGCAAAAGGTAAAGGTTGGATTTGCAAACGCATTTAATAGCCGTATGGCGGCAAACCTGACTAACAGCTATCGTCAATTTAATAAGGCTCAAGCCGTTGCCCACGTCCCACGCAATAAAGATATTGTGGTGGCAAGTTATAAAAACCCGCTATCGGAATCGGCTTATTATGAAAAAGAGATTCGTGATGCTGAGTACCGTGCGGCGCAGCTAACCGCGCAAACGGAGGCGCGCTTGGAAGAAGTGGGAAGAGCGTGGGAAGAGAAAATAGATGCTGAGTTACTAGATTCGGAAATCAACGCCTTTAAATCCAAAATGGGACTGTTAGAGCAGTTGTCAAAAATCGCAAACGAGAACTCTTCAAAAAGTTGGCAAGACCCATTTTGGGGAGCGTGGGCTTATCGGCATAGTGATAAATTGGAGTTGTACTGTGCCGCGCGGGAGGCGTTGCCCGAAACGACAACCCCGCTCCCTGAAAATTGGCTTTGCTGCATGAAGCCTAATGTTTAAACTCTTATTAATGATTGGAAAGTTATGACAAAGCAAATTATCGCAATTTCGCATGAAATCGAAGATGAAAGCACCGGCGCAGTGGCGAACTATCATGTAATCGAATATGTGAATATCGATTATAAGTACAACACGGTTACGGCAACAATGAACGGCTATGTGTCTAAAAATGCGCATGAAGCGGGTCGAAACCCGCTCTGTTCGCATACTGTTTCCGTCAACGGATTACCGGAGGGCGAGGAAGTTTCCCGCGCTTGGCTGTACGGTAAGGCGGTTGAGCAGGATAACGAACAAAGCGTCTTTTCAGGCGCGGAACTGGTCGAAGCCTAATCTAAATTTGAAACCATGCCCGTGATGATTCACGGGCTTTTTTATGGGCGGTCGCATGAACGATTTAGAAACAAAAATCAAGATAACCGTCGAGAACGGCACGGCTGCGGGTTTTAATCAGGCAGCAAACTCTGCGGCGAATGCTTCCAAGCAGATTGAAAACGCTATCGGGCAGGTGCGATCAGAATTGACGCGCAGCTTTTCCGAAATGCAGAAATCGATGGAAAAGGCGTTCGATATTGATATGTCCGATTTTGTCGGGGGCGTCAGCGACGGCAAGGAAAAGGTCAGTGAACTGAACGCCGAACTTGCCAAGACAGGCGATAAGGCAGAAGAGGCGGCAGGCGGGCTGGGTAAAATTGGCACGCTTTTAGCCGGATTTGCATCGGTGTCATTTGCGAAATCCCTGCTTGATACTGCCGATGCCATGCAGTCGATAAACAGCCAAGTAAGGCAGGTGGTGTCGTCTGAAAGCGAGTATCTGGCAGTACAGCGTCAGCTTTTGGATGTAGCGAACAATACCCGCGCATCGCTTGAATCAACGTCGAGCCTGTATGTGTCCACAAGCCGCGCACTGAAAGACTACGGCTACACGCAACAGGAAATCTTGCAATTTACCGAAGCAACAAACAACGCCATGACAATCGGCGGTGTGGCAGCGCAACAGCAAGCCGCCGCGTTGATGCAGTTATCGCAGGCGTTAGGCAGTGGTGTATTGCAAGGCGACGAATTTAAATCCATTGCCGAAGCCGCCCCTATCCTGCTGGATACCATTGCGGAATATATGGGCAAATCCCGCGCTGAGATTAAAAAGCTGGGCAGCGAAGGACAACTGACGGCGGATGTGATTTTTAAAGCCATATCGGGCGCGTCGGAAAAGTTTGGCGAGCAGGCGGCAAAAATGCCTATGACGATGGGTCAGGCTTTGACGGTGTTTTCGAACAACTGGCAAAGCATGGTTTCCAAACTGCTGAACGATAGCGGCGCAATGAGCGGCATCGCGTCAATCATCAAGCTTATTGCGGATAACCTGAATCTGGTCGTCCCCATCATGGCGGGCTTTGCGGTTGCTATTGCCGCCGCGACGGTGCAGGTGCTTGGCTTAAATGTTGCCATGCTTGCAAACCCGTTTGGGCTGGTTGCGGTTGCCATCGGCGCGGTCATCGGATTGATTGCCCAATTCGGTGACCAAATCGATATTTTCGGCGGCGGCTGGTCGAATCTGCTTGATGTGATTCAGGCGGTTTGGCAGACAATCACGGAAACCATCGGCGCGGCGATTGAAGAGATAAAGGCTTGGTTTGGCGGCGTAACAGACTGGCTAAATGAAAATGTCGGCGGCTGGTCGGCATTGTTTAGCCGTGTTATGTCGACGATTGCAACGGTTGTCGGCGCATATGTCAACGCCTATATCAACACGTTCGCAACAGGCTGGATGCTGATTAAAGAAGCCGCCAACAATATGCCGCAATTCTTCGCCAATCTTGGCAAGTCCATCGGCAACGCTTTTCTGTCTGCGATTGAGTGGATGATAAACAAGGCAATCGGCATGATTAACGGCATGATTGACTATGCCAACGCAGCCGCGTCAATGGTCGGCGGTTCGGGCATTAAAAAGCTGGATAACGTCGACCTCAAAAGGATGGACGATGGCGGGCTTGGTGGTCGAATCGCCGACAGTATGTCAAAAGACCGCGTCGGAAACGCAATTGACAACATCAAAGCCCGCGCCGCCCTGATTCACGAGCAAAAAGCCATGCGCGGCGGCGGTGGCGGCGGTGGGAGCATACCGAAATCCCGCGTCCCGTCGGGTGGTGGTGGTGGCGGTGGTGGTGGAGGCGGTGGAAGCGGTCGCAAAGGTGGCGGGCGTAAGGGTAGAAGCGGCGGCGGTCATGCCGGCGCAGCCAAAGACCCAATGCAGGCATGGGAAGAGGAAATCAAAGCCCAAAAGCTGGCACACCGTGAAATGCAACGCGATACGCTGAATCATCAAGAATGGGATTTGGCGCGGGAAGCTGCTTACTGGCGCGCAAAACTGGCAACGGTCGACGCAGGCAGTAAAACAGGCTTGAAACTGCGTGAAAAAATCCTGACCCTTGAAGACCAATTATCCAAACAATCGACCGAAGCCAAAATCAATCAGGTGGCGGCATGGGAGAAGCTGGATAAGCACAAGCTGGATATGGAAAAGGACGCGGCAGACCA